TTTATAGTTTTCTCTATGTTCATCGACACCATCTACTCGAACAACAAGGCGTTCTCCATGACCTCGTCCGTCGAGGTCTCCGTGATCTTCATGACCATCGGCTGCTTCAACAACTCCTCCTCGCGGGACTTCGGGATGCTCACCTTCTTCAAGTTGTTGATGGGGCTGATGTAGCTGGAGATCATCATCTTCTTCAATAGGACGTTGTACACCATCACCAGCATGGTGTCGGAGACCCCGACCAAGGCCTTGCTGATCTGCCACAACAGCATGTTGTGGAAGGAGTTCACCATGTTGGTGGACTTCATCTCCTCGTACTTCACCCTGCAGATCATCATGTTCATCCTTAAGAAGGAGTTGACCGCCGAGTTGACGATCTTCTCCACGTACTTCATTATCGGGATCCTCTCGTACTCCAACATCACCTGCTCGGACTCGTCGTCGCTCTCCATCTCCTCCTTGCTCTTGAACAGGGCCAGGGAGATGGCCCCCAGCCTGTCGAGCATGTTGCTGTCCCCCAGGTCCATCCTCTCGTCGAGCAGCCTCCCGTTGTTGCTCCTCTCGGACTCGCTCTCGTTCACGTTCAAGTGCCTGGTCATCTTCGGGATCAGGTCCATGACGTTGGCCTCCGACATCTGCTTGTTGATCTCCTTTATGTCGTACTTCCTCATGAACTCCTCCTCCACGTCCTCCCTCTCCTCCAGCAAGTTCTGGGTGATGAACCCCTTGTCCAGCAAGATCTGGTCCAGCACCTCCAAGGAGGGGGGCTCGTGTATGGCGTCCCTCATGTTGTTCTCGTAGTAGCCGGGGGCCTCGAGCATTATGTGCTTCAAGCTCTCCTGCGATATGCTGTAGTTGTCCTCGAAGATCATGAAGTTGTGGTTGATGGCCTTCCTCGAGTACTTGGTCAAGAGGTTCCTGGTGTTCCTCTTGCTGCCGTGGGTGTAGATCTCCAGGGACAACTTCCACTTAGTGGTGAGCATCTTCCTCTTCAACTGCACGGACAACCAGCCCCTGTCCACCATCTCGTAGTACAAGTCCGTCTTCTCCGAGTAGAACTTCTTGGACTCGTACAAGAACTCCTCCCTCTTGTTCTCCTCGATGTACCTCTTGAGCACGTGCATGTTCTTGTTGGACTCGATGCTGTCCAAGTCCTCGGTCACGATCAAGAAGTCCACCTGCTTCTTCTTCATCTTGTTGTTGAAGCTCTCCCTGGCCCTGGCCACGAAGGTCAAGTCGGTCCACACCTTGGTGGTGATTCCCCTCTTCTTGTCCGTGGTCTTGGAGTACAACAGCCTGTTCAACTTGATGGAGCAGGCGGGGAACCACTCGTCGATCCCCCTCTCGCACAACTTCCTGGCCATGGTTATCTTGTTGTCGGTGTGGTAGACCTCGTTGTCCCTGTCCTCCTCCTTCTGGTAGTACATCCCGTTGATGCTCATCTGGGTGAGGAAGTCCAGGTCCTTGGTGCTGGAGACCTCCTCCTTGTTCTCCATGTAGATGTACAGCGGGGAGGTCTTGGACCTGTACAAGTTCAACAAGTTCGTGAAGACGTTCCCCGACTCCGGGAAGTCGGACATCATCTTCACGGAGAACTTGTTCGCCAGCTTGGAGTTGTACTTCAGGAACTCGGTGAAGGCCTTGTAGCAGTAGTCCTTGTCCACCATGGAGTCTCTGATGAACTTGAAGGGGTTCTTGAAGCAGTCCTCGGGCTTCTTGCCGAAGACCTCCATGATGGAGGAGAAGGACCTTATGGTGGAGTTCCTCATGTCCTTCGTCGGGTCGAACATGTAGTTCAGCAACTCGGAGTGGTCGGTGGTCACCCCGATGTCGGACAAGCTCAAGTCGATCTCCCTCATCTTCGGGTGGGCCATCCTCTTCGTCCTGTTCATCCCCGTGATCTTGTTCAAGATCACCTTGGACATCTCGGTGACCTTCCTGTAGCTGTCCATCACCCCGATGGAGGAGATGAAGCTCGACCTCTTCATGATGAAGTCCACGAACCCCTCCATGTCCGTGTTCTCCTCCTCCATCTTGGACATGAGGTTGGCCATCTTCTCGGAGTCCCCGATCTTCTTCTCCTCCCTGTTGCTGATCATGGAGTACTCCTCCATCATCTCCGTGTAGTTGGTGGAGTTGGGGAAGATTATCCCCTTCTTCCTGGACATCTGCAAGGCCCTCACCAGGGAGTGCACCACCATCGTCTCCTGGAACTCGTACCTCCTGTTCATCCCGACGAAGTACGTCCTGGAGAACATGTGGTAGTGCTTCATGTCGGTCTCCTTTATGTTGTTCTCCAAGGCGTTCTGGTTCATCTCCGTGATGATCTCCTCCTGGCTCTTCTGGAGGTAGTTGTTGTAGAAGTCCTGCTTGATCCCCCTCAGCTTCCTGTCCAGCCTGGTCGGGAGCTCCAGCCAGAACTTCCCCGAGCCGGAGTCGTCGAAGGGGACGTAGTTCCTGGACCTCACGGTGGACCTGTCGCTGGAGGCGGTGTAGAGGTTCCTGTAGAACTCCTTCAACTCGAGGGACATGTTGTCCTTGAACATGTGGATCTCCAGCCCGAAGAACAGGGTCTCGATCGGCAAGTCCAGGGGCAAGAAGCCCAGGCTGGAGGGGAGGTCCATCTTGCTGCAGTTCAGGGTCTTGGACAACCTGTCCTCCATGTCCTCGGACACCCTGTAGTACCTCTTGAGCTGGTTCCTGGCCAAGATCATCATGGTGTTTATGGTGGTCAAGTAGACCCCGTGCTCCAAGCACCTCCTGATGGAGCTCAACATGAACTTGACGGCCTCCTCCGGGCTGGACAAGTCGGGGATGGAGTTGGCGGTGTATATGTCCTTGATGGTCGCCCAGCACATCCTCTTGCCTATCGAGAACAGGGAGTTGAACTCCGTGATCGTGAACTGCAACGCGGACTTCTTCCAGTTGCTGTGTATGTTGCACAGCCTGTAGCACATGTCCAGCACCATGATGTAGGCCTTCATGGACAACTCCGCCTTGTTGACGTCCGAGAAGGAGAAGATCATCATCTTGGTCTTGTCGTCGGACGAGATCAAGGAGGTCTGGTGGATGTTCGTCTGGTACAGGTCCATCAAGACCTCCTCGATGATCTTGTCCACCATGTCGTCCATCACGCAGTGGTAGATGCTGCTCAAGAAGTGGAACATGCCCTGGCCCATCCCCGAGTGGAACAACGGGGAGCCCCCGGACTCCTCGGACATCTCCCTGAACCTCTGCACCGCCTCGATGTCCTCCTTCTGGTCCTCGGGCTTCCTCACCCACTTGTCCTTGAGGTTCTCCGGCGCCATGAGGACCTTGCTGCTGAAGGAGGTGATCACGGTGCACAAGAAGTTCTTCACCCTCTCGTCCACCTCCCAGTTGTACACGAAGTAGTTGAAGTGCTCCATAACGAACCCCGGGGCCCACTTGGTGGCGTCGGCGTTGAGGGAGCCGAAGATGGAGAACAAGTTCTTCTTCCTCAAGTGGATCAAGAGGTCCTTGTAGTGGGTCATCATGTCGGACTGCAAGACCGCCTTCTGGTGGTTCTTGGTGAGCATCTCCTTGGGGTGCTTCTCGGCGAACCTCTTGGAGATGGTCTCCAAGTACTTCACCATGATCCTCAACTTGATGGCCTGGATCAGTATCTCCCTGGGCCCCCCTATCTGGGACTTGGGGAACAACGTGAAGATCGCCTCCACGAACTCCTCCATGGACACCATCCCGATCAGCATGTGCGTGGAGCACTCCTCCACGGCCTCGAACAGCGTCAAGAAGGACCTGGACTTGTTGACCCTCGCCTCGAACTTCAAGACCTCGGACTTGTAGGGGCCGGACAGCAAGGAGGAGGTCATCATCATGGCGGATTCCACGGTGGAGGTCAAGGACTTGACCAAGCTGTCCATCATCGCCAACCTGTTGGACTTCTTCTTGAAGAACATCTTCGTGGCCATGACGACGAAGTTCAAGTCGAACATGTGGAGCTCGTCCTTGCTCATCAAGAACTCCTCCACGTTGTCCACCTTCCCCATGGACCAGGCCTGCTCCCTCACCGCCAAGTAGTGCGTCTCCGCGACGGTCATCTTGGCCACGATCCCCTTGGTCCTGTGGTCCATGAACCCGGACTCCTTGTCGAACAAGTTGCACACGTAGATCTCGTTCATCATGCTGCTGAACTCCACCTCCTTCGTCAAGTCGAAGAAGCTGGGCATGTACACCCTGTCGTAGGTGGTCTCGTTGGAGGCCAACTTGGAGATCCTGTCGATCCAGTTCCTCTCCACCCTGTACATCATGGACTCGTACCAGTTCATCTGGCAGATCCTGATGTAGGCCTCCAGCCTGCTCCTCACGGGGTCGTTGTTGATGTCCCTGACCATCTTCTCCCTCCAGGTGATGTAGCCCAAGGCCGAGTGCATCAAGTACCTGTTCAGCTGCGAGGAGGTGCTGGTGCCCCTCTTGTGCTCCAAGTACACCAGCATCATGGTGGTGAAGCTCTTGTCGATGCAGTTGATCTTGATGTCGTCCATCTTGGACGTCTCCACCATCTTGTCCTGGTAGTCCGAGGCCATCGAGATGCAGACCTCCCTGGCCTTGCACAAGTGCCTCAGGTCGGTGATGGAGATGGTCAACCACTTGGTCTGGACGAAGGTCTCGTCCTCCTTGAGGCTGTACCAGTTGTGGAAGACCTCGGTCTTCGACATGTCGACCAAGCTCGGGATGGTGAGGATCTTGTACTTGACCTGGTTCTTCGCGGTCAACTTGGACCCCTTCCTCACGAAGAGGAAGTAGTTCCCGAACTGCTTCATCACGGTGTGCCCCCCCCTCTTGTTGAAGATGTGCCTCCTCCCCTCCATGTAGCAGATGTTCTCCATGAGCTCCGACACGAACCTGGTCACGGCCCACATGTTGGTGCAGTTCAAGTTCTTGTAGAACTCCTTGTTCTCCAACTCCCGGCAGAAGGTCTCGTCCTGGGTGTCCATGTTGAACTCCATCATGTACTCGATCAAGGACTCCATCATCTCCATGTCGGAGTTCATGTCGAAGCCCATCCCCTTCTCGCAGTACTTGCTCTTCTCCTTCTCCTCGTCGAGGAACTTCAGCTTGGAGGGGATGAAGTAGGTCTGGTCGTCGGTCATGTGGTCGTAGCTGAAGGGCGGGAGCGGCAGCCCCTCCTCCGGGATGTTCTTGTCCGGGTTCAAGTAGGGGAACTTGAAGATCTTCGTCATCTTGTAGTCGGACTTCAAGAACTCCCTCCTCTTGGCCTCCTCCTGCTCCCTCTGCTTCTGGATCTCGTAGAGCACCCTGTCCTTGTTGAAGGTCGTGACCTGCTTCAAGTACTCGGGGACGGAGTCGGTGTGGATCATGTTCTTCATGAGCCTGACGTAGTACTTGAAGAACGTCTCCTCGTCGATCTTCAACGACTTCCTGAGCTCCTCCATGTGCTCCATCGTCTTCAACATGACCTTCTCCTCCTTGCAGTCCTTGTTCCTGGACTTGTTGATGTCGACGGTCTTCTTGTCCTGGATCTTGTACAAGTTCAGGAACTTGTCCAGGATCTCGGTGTAGGACTCCATCTTGATCTCGGTGTTCTCGCTCCAGTCCACCAGGTCCTCGTCGAGGTTCTTGGCGTACAGGTCGTAGTTCTCCATCAAGACCACCTTCTGGTGCATCGTCCTCAAGTCCACCAACATGGGGTTGACGATCAACTGGCTCCTGATCTCCTCCAAGTAGTCCGGCAGCAAGAAGTCGTCCGAGTCCACGATCCTCCAGACCACCGGGGTGATCTTCACCTCCTTCTTCAGCAGCAGGGACAGGTCCCTGCACAACTCGTTGTAGGTCGTCATCTTCTTCTCCTTGACCTTGTTGGTGCTCCCCACCGTGACGGCGAAGTCGATGAGGTACAAGGTGTCCTCGGTGTCGTAGAAGAAGTCGGGGGTCAACCTCTTCAGGGCCCCCGTGTAGCCGAAGGTCTCCTGGAGGCTGATGTCGAACTTCTCGGGGACCAGCCAGCCCATCTCGTTGCAGATGGCCACCCCGAACAAGTTGTGCCTGGTGTGGATCCACTTGTTCACCTTCTTCAAGGTGAGGCCCCTCTCCATCTCGTTGGTGTAGTAGGTGCTGATGGTCTCCATGTCCATGACCCCCTCCTCCTTGTTGAAGGCCCTCCTGGCCAAGAACTCGTTCTTGTAGAACTCGGACACGGACGTCATCATGGAGTCGGACTTCTGCATCATGTCCTCCATGTTGTCCATCGACATGACCCCGCAGGGGAACCTGAGCTCGTAGCCCATCTCCATCATGTCCAGGTACACCCTCTTCTCCGAGTAGCTGGGGTTGAAGCGGATCACCTTCTCCATGATCTTCCTGGACTCCGAGACCATCAGCTCCAGGTACAAGTCCGACTTGAGGTCGTAGTGGAACATCCACTTGCCGATGTCGTCCTCCCTGAACCAGTTGATGTTGAAGGTGTTGTTCGACAAGTTCCTCAGCCTCGTCTCCGGGTCGTAGATGGTCATGAGGTCCGGCTCCAACGTGAAGATGGGCTTCTTGCTGTCCATCATCATCTCCAAGACGGAGTGCTCGTCCGGGAACAAGTCCCTGAGGTCCATGGAGACCATGATCTTCCCGGGGGTGATGATGATGGTGTTCTCCTGGATCAGCTCCAAGTTCGTGATGTACCTCAGGATCTCCATGGTGAACATGTGGTCCTTCCACTCGGTCTTCCACGCCAAGCTGGAGGAGAACATGATGAAGCTCTCCATGAAGGACTTCCTGGTGATGAACGACATCTCGATGTAAACTATAAA